GCGTAGACATCGTACCAAGACCAGCCGTAGATGCAGTTACTTGAGCAACTGTGGCGGCATCAGTAGACGCTATTCCATTGGCAAGACCAGTAATACGGTTAGCACCCATCTGTAAGTTACCAGTAACAGGGGTTTGACCGTCTGCGGCAACTGAACCTGTCATTGCGGTAGCTAGGTCTGTAAGGGTGTTATTAGCCCAAGTAGAAGATATAGTTGTGCTAGTTACTACTGGGTTACCAGCAGGTAGGGAGTATGTACCCGATCCGTTTCTACTCATTTTGATTCCTCTGTAATTTCAGGTTTTTGTGCAGTGTAACCACCTAGCAAAGAATTTACTATAGCTTGGCTTTTAAGTGATTTAGGCCCAGTTCTTGCCAGTTGTTCTAATTTATTGACAGAATCAGGATCAACTAACATTTCTGCTAATTTTTTAGAATTGTTGCCCATTTGATATTCTTCAAAAAACTTTGCAACACGGGATGGTTGTAATGGGGTAGCTACTTTGCTAAGTATGCCGCCACCCATTTCCTGCCGAGCCATTTCATTAAATGTAGTTGCACTGTTAACAGGTAAACGCTGGCCTTGTGCTTCCATTGTGTCCATGAACTTTTCAAAACCTTGCCAAGCCTGCATACCGCTTGATTCTGTAATAAGGGTACGCAAATTGTCACGCTGTTGTTTATTACCAGCAATATTAGCTACAAACTTAGGGCCACCCATTTGATTAGGGCCACCTTGTAAGTTTTGAGCACTTTCGTTAAAAGTAGCTTCTAATTGTTGGCGTACAAAGCTAGGCAAAGCTTCAGGGTCTTTTCTACGCAATAGTTCTACAGTGCGTTTAATGTCAGCAGGGTACAAAGAAACAGGTTTTTGTGGCATTAACACTTGTGCCGCATCTGCACCTTCGGCAATTTGTCCTACTGGCCCTTCACGCAATGGATTTAATTGTGTTTTTTGAGCAACCTCAAATTTACGGCTTCCTTGTGCATAGTCAGGTGAAACTCTGTTAAGAAAGTCATCTAATTGACGGTTTGCTGACCAAGTAACACGGGCGGCATTTTTTTCTGCACCAGTAACAGGATTTGTTTGAGTGTTGAATTCATCATCTAAATATTGTTTTGCGGCAATTAATGTTTTAACTGAATTGGCAGGTTCATTTTTTAAACCATATTTACCGCTAGAACGCACTGCTTGCACTGCATCAGCAATTTTAGGATTCTGCATCATGCCTTCAATATCAATATTAGGCACTGCTTGTTTGCCAGCTTGCTTAAAATAAGGATCAACATTAGCTGTAAGGGAAGTTTCAGCCCCTTTTATTAGTTTTCCAGCAGTTTTTTCTAAGTTAAGCGGTGTTGCGTAGCTAGGTATTTGACCAATATTAAAAACAGATGATTCAAACGCTTGGCGTTGCCCAGCAGGGCGGTTAACCATAAAGTCATTCATTGTTGGCATACTGCTTTGTGCATTTTCCACAAAACGCTGTGTACCAAGTAATGCTTTATTGCCAGTTATTTGTGCAATTGCTTCAGCACCAGTAATAGGCGAACCCATACGGGCTGATTCTTTCATTAACAAATCAGCCATTTTTAATTGGTCAGGGCTTACATTACGCAAGCCTTTATTTGCAATATCTGCGGCTGTGCTACGCATAGCGTAAGGTGCACCAGCTAATGCTGTAGTACTACCTGTGACGGCAAATTGGGCTAATGGGTTGTCAATACCAGCACTTTTTAAAGTTTCTGAAGTTGTACCACCTACAATGCCTTGTGTACCTGTCATAGCAAGTTGTTTGGCAATGTCTTTGCTTGCATCAGGTAAAGACTGTGTCAAAAGGCTTTTACCAGTTCTTGCAGGGTTAAAACCGCCACCAGTGTACATTTGGGTAGTAAAGTCAGCTACACGCCCAATAGGGGTGTTAAATTCAGCTTCAGGCTTAAATACGCCTTTTTCGGTTAAATAGGTTTGCAATGGTGCAGAAGCACGGGGTACTGGCATATCAGGTGTAGTTGCGTACTGGTACAGGCGTTTGACATTTTCAGGTGCACCGACTAGCAAATCAAAAGCACTAGTTATACCTTTACCAGCACTTTGAGCTAATTTACGGCCTACCCCTACTTGTGGGCGATCATACAATACGCTTTGCCCTGCACCCTCTTGTTGGCCAGCACCTAAAGATTCTTCCGCTTTGGCTTCACGATAAGCGTCAGCAACGGTATTGAATTTGTCAGTACCTTTTAATGCTTCGTTTTTAACTAGCCAATTTGCGTAATCTTCTGCACTTGCCATTATTTTGTATCTCCAATAATTGCATCTGCTTTAGTCCTATTTGGGCTACTACTTCCTACTGGCCCAAAAATATTTGGGTTTACTTCAATTTGGTAATACGGTAAAGAATTTGGACTATCTTTAGCTAAAGCCGACATCATAGATTGGTGCTGGTCGTAAGTAAATTTAGCTGATCGTTTTGCCGCAATAGCTAATTGCTTGATTTCTGCCCCAGTTAAAGATACATCACCTGACATTGCTCTTTGTGCCAATGCACCTTCAGATTCAGTAATTGCACCTTCGCCACGCATTTGTTTACGGCCTTGCAATGTGAGTTGTGCTAAACCTTGAATTGCTTGGCGTGTATTGGCAATTTTTTGTTCAGCAGTATCACCAGTTGCACCAAGCATTGAACCAATTTGTGCCAATTGAAGTTTTTGGTTAGCACCAGCACCAGTAAATATTTTATCGGTATCAACGGCTTGAATAATTCGGTTTGCCGCATCTGCCTGTTGAATTGCACCACCAGTTGCAGTTTTGGAAGCAATTAACATTGGCTGAATATCACTAACGCTCTTACCAAGCATATTGCTAAAGTCATATTTATTAGCACCTGAACTAGCTTTTGATTCAACCAAAGTTTTTGCGTAAGCCGCTTGTTGTGCAGTCCATGTCTTAGGATCAGCAGGCAATTGACCGATTGCAATGGCGTATTTAATGCTATCAGGTTGCTTTCCAGCACCTTGATAAATGGGTTGCATTGTAAATTGGTCAAGCAATACATCATCAACGCCAACTTTCATTGGGCCTTCAGTTAGCTTGGTAAACGCCATATTCTGTAATCTTGGGGATGCTTTAGGATTTGCCATCAAGTTTGCATAAGCACCTCTTGGATTTGGTTCTATGGCGGCTATGGGTTCTTGTATAGGAATATTGCCACCAGTAGGCGTTGGGCCAGCTTGTGCAGGGAACACTTGAGCGGGTCTACCTTGTTTTTCTTGCATAAAGTCAGCCATAGCAGAAGTTTCATCTGCTCTTAATTGTTTGGCTAAATCTACTTGTGCTTGATTAGCTTTATCAATGCCTCTTTGACCAAAATACATATTGGCTAAACCAGCAAGGTTTTGCGTGATGGAAGGAGCAACATAATGCCCACTAACCATCTGACCTTGTGGCTGTTGCATACCTTGTTGCATCAACATTTCAGCCATTTTTTGTTGGCGTAAAATCTGTTGCTGTTGCAACATTTGTTCGGGGGTGAGAGTTCCCATATCAGTTGGCATAATTAATCCATTCCTGTGCTAGTTGTTGGCACTTTACCTTGACCAAATCCACCGTACACATTTTCAGCACCGTATTGCATCATTTGGGGAATAGAACTAGCGTAATTACCTAGCTTGTTTGCCAAACTTTGTTTATTTGGATCTTTATCACGCAACATAGAAGCTAAAGCCATAGGATTCATACCACCGCCCTGAGATTGCCCAGCTTGGTTCATTAGTTGATTTTGCTGTGCAAGTGCCGCCTGTTGATTAGCTTGTTGCTGTCCAATATTTTGAAACACGGGTTGCAGTCCACTAACATCTTGCATTGGTTGTGGCATTAGGATATAGGGATTCATAGTAGTCCGTAATCTACGACTTTATAGCCGTCATTTAAGGTTTTAACTGCGTAAGGATAAACTTGTTCTACTTCTTGAGCCATGTAGCCGTAATGAACGCCTGATCCAGCTAATTCGTGGTCTTTAAACTCAGGTTTATATTCATACTTATATATTGTCAAGCCATTGCGATCAACACCAATTGCTTCAATGTTTTCTTTAGTGCGTATATCTGACATTAATGCCGCACCGCCAAGACTAAATAAACCGCTTGTCATTGCATTGTTTGCCGCATTTTGAGCATTAGCCGCACCCATTTGGGCGTTGTAACCCATTTGTGTAGCACCTAAAATATCAGCACCAGCCGTGTTAGCTTGCATTGCAGGGTTTACAAAGGTTGGGCTTTGCACTTGAGCACCTGAACGAACCGCATTAAGCGTGTTAATAGGTTCGTTACGCTGATAAGCTAATTCATTAAACCCTTGCTGACGGGCTTGTTGACCAACACCAAAACCTTGCGTGGTTGCTGTTGCCAACAAATCATTTTCACGCTGAGATTGAGCCAACATTGCTCGTCTGTACGCTTCAGATCCTACGGGAATACCCTGATTAGCAAGTTTTACATCTAATGCTTCACGCCCTTGCTCAATTTGCGGCTTAAGGCGTTGCATATAAGCATCTTGGTACGATTGACTTGGATTAAACCCTGTAGAAACTAATTTGCTAGTATCAAAAGGTTGATTAATCATGTTTTCTACATAACCAAGACCTTTTTGACCTAATTGACCAGTACCAATACTTAATTGATTTTGTATATCTAATAGTTTTTGTTGATCGGGAGCAAGGGATTGCGTAGCCTTCCACATTGGATTGCCAAACTTATCTTCGCCTGAAACTTGATATTCAACCGAACCATAAGGCGTGTATTGATTTACACGATTAGCCGCAATATTGGCACGGGCGGCATCTAAGTTGCCCTGTGCTGTTTCTTTTGCCGCACCTGCGTAATCGGGTGGCGGTGGAGCACTAGCCGATTTTCCCATATCTTTCTCCTAAAAATCTACACTTGTCTTTTGACATTACAAAAAACAACAAATCTCCAGTAGGAAAAACATCAAGTAATCGTGCTTGTTCCTCAAACCCCAATTTCTTGACAAACTCTACCGACTTGTCGTTACTACTTACTACTGGGGCAATAATCTTATCTACCCCTAATTGTACAAAAGGATAATTAAAAATGGTATGTAAATATTGCCTATTTAACCCTTTTTTTAAGTAAATATGGCAAGTTACCGATTTTTTATTAAAGTCCTCGTACCAAACTACTGCTTCTATTTCATCTGTTACCCACCCAATTGTCCTAGAATTTTCAGGTGTCCATACCATGTTTAACTCTTGGGCGATGAATGGCCCTAATTTATCCTTGTCAAAACATAGCACTACAGCACTCCACCTTTTTCCATTACATAGTCGGTTGATGCCCAATGAAACTCAATACCTTGCGATGCAACATTTATGTTAATTGATCCAGCAAAACCTGTTCCTGTAACGCCTTGCCAAAACTTAGTAGTGGTTAAAGTTCCACCCCAATTTGCATCATCCCAAAGAGAAGTGTCCCAAACACCCACATCCAAAGTGGATGGATTAAAGGCAAGCTGGTTAGTTAATGGTACTGTGTCAAAATCCGTGCTAATACCGCACAAAACAGTCGGCAAGCCGTTATCTGTCTGTAGTATAGGGCGTACTAGGGTAAAGCGTTTTAACTGCCCACGGCTTTCAAAATAGCTATAGGCTTGCTGTGCAGTTGCAACAATATTTGCACCGTTATCTGACGGTTGGGTATAAAACTCACCAACATACCCACTTGCCCCAAAGAAAATTCTGTTGTTTCCTGATACTTCCCAGCAAAGTGCGTTTACCCCTGTAAATCTAGCCCAAGACTTTGTAATCGTGTGCATTACATACTGCTCAAATCCTGTACCAGTAGGGATGTTAAGAATCAACATATTTTCACTAGCAAAATAGGTAATTTGCCAGCCAAATGAAGCGTAAAAAACAGTAGCCGCTTGGCTTACAGCGTAATAAATCTTGTCGGTCAGGTTAATTCTTGGGTCTAAGCGTGAAGATTGCAGGGCGGCAGACATTGGCACTAGACCGTCTTGGGTCAGTAATAACAAGTCACCACCAAACTTAAAAAAGCACCGTCTAGCAAAGGTTTGACCCATCTGCCAAACTCCAACCTCACTCCAAGCATTAGAATCGCTAGGGTTTGTACCCTTGTAAACAATAACTTCACCCATACTGGTTACAAATGCGGATAGGTCATCTACGCCATAACCTGCATCTAAAGTCCATGTACCCATTGCTTGCAAAAAGCCACCTGATCGGGCAATTGATCCTAATGGGAAGTCTAATGCCGCACCACCAATAGATTCCACGGGTAGATACCAAAATGTCATGCTGTCTTTTTGTACAAAAAACAGCCTGTTTTGACACATATTGACATTCACAAAAACATTGCTGTTTACACCTGTAATACCTAAAACTGTGTAAATTCCTACGACAGAAGCATTAGCCGCAGGTGCGGTAGCCATTGTGTAAGTAAAGGTTGAAGCACCTGTTACGGTAATGGAATAAGTACCGTTGTAATTTGATTCTGTAGCACCACTTATAGTGACACGGTTACCTGTAACAAGTCCGTGCGGTGCGGCAGTTGTCAAAGTAGCCGTAAGGTTACCTGTACCGCCCCGTGTAATTGTCAGAATAGTTTGTGCCGTAGTCGTGGTAGCCATCTTGCACCAGCGTGTACCGTCATAAACCATCGCGGCATCTTGACCATTTACGGCAATAATAAAGTTACCACCATCGGTACTAATCATGCAATGCTGAAATTTACTGTTAGTCAAACCAGTAAATACAGAAGTTGCGGTAGAAGTTGATGCGTTATAAATTACTCCGTTGGCAACGGCAAAAAGCGTATTTGTGCCATCATAACCAGCGTAATTCATTAGGGTTTCTACATTACCCGTAATTCCAATAGAAGCCTTGTTATAACCTTTTCTTAGCTGTACATCGGTAGGCGTAGGAAAAAAATTAACTAACTGAACCGCATCTAACGGTTGCATTTCAGCTAACGAATCCCTAGCGTTCCAGCCCCCAATTGGGGAAGCTAGAGAAGTTACAGCGGCCGTAAACTTCTTAGCGACAGCCATTATTAAGAACCGTAGCCAGTATCAGGAATGTTTGCCCAACCAATAAGCACGGCACTCGGAGCAGGTGCAAATGATAGGGTTGCTGATCCTTTATCGTTAGCTTTGGCTATTGATAAGTAACGCATATAGTCTTGTTGCAATGCAGTAGTATCAAAAGACTTAATTTGGAAGTATTTAAGTTTAGTCAACAATACGATGATTGAATCATCTAATACGGATGTGTCGCTATCAACAGTAAAGCTATTCTTTACAGCACCAGCGGCACTTCTAGCCCAGCCCTTAGAACGATACTCAAACCCTAGATATTCTTGGGTGTTGTATGGCGGCCAAATTTCAAACTTGTTACCCAAGATTCTCCAACGAACTCGTGGGCCTGTTGAGATATAACCTGATTTTAGCCATTGCCATTGTTGTGCATCAACAGGGCCAAGCATCTGCCAATGTTTTGTCTTATCCCAATGGGTGTTATCTGTAATGGTTTCGTAATCAGCAGGCAAAGGGTAGATAGTACGGCTAAATGTAACCGAACCGCCCACGGATGTTGCAGAAGCTAATTGGGTAGTATTTAAGCTAGTTGCACCAAGAACTGTATCAACATAGGTATCTTGCGGAATACTTGTGCCAACAATAGAATAATTGCTGTCCAGACCTGCGGTACTAGGAATGTTGCTTAATAAATAGCTGTTATTCAATGTATCGCAGGTTGTGGTTATTGCAGTTGTGTAAAACCGATATTCCAACTCCAATGCTTGCCAATCGTGTTCCTTAATCAAGTCATACCCAGCACGGTTCATTAACGCAAGAATCTGTTGCACATCTTGGTTCGTGTTCCCTGCTACATAAGTAGGTACGGCTAAGTTAAGTTCAGCGGTAACTTGCTGGACTAATTGGAGCATTGTTGATGACATATTAGGCTTCCTCTGTGGCTACCGCTTTCTTACGGGGTTTTTTTTCACCAACAGCGGCAAGTATAGCGGCCATTTGATCTTGCATTTTAGCCAGCTTTGCATCTGTTTCTTGCTTCATTTTAGCAGTTTCTAGATCTTTTTTGGCAAGTTCTTCTTTGAGAGCGTTAATTTCACTTTCACGCTTGTCTGTTTCTGCCGCATTGGTAGCTAGATTTAAAAATGCCTTTGCCTTGTCACGGAACGCAAAAGGTGACATTCCTGCCGCCATTCCCATACGCTGTAACTGCTGATCTGACGCACCTGCAATAGCTTCTACGGTAAAAAACTTTATAGCCCGTAGTTCTTCAGCTTGGCTTTTTGATACTAAAGGCCATTCTGCGACAGGTGTTCCAACCACTTCTTCGTCATTTGCACCAACTCTATTCATATAGTTTGCCCATTGGATAGGAAAACGCTGTTTGTGCTGTTGAAGTGCGTAGGTGTCTATTTCAGTAAGAGTATCGCCAGCAACGCAAATATGTACGAAATCAAACTCTTTGTATATTGGTCTGCCAGCATCTATTGATTCTTGCTCTTGTTGTATGGGTTTTTTGTAAAAGCGTACTTGTAAGCGTGAATCTGCTCCATGCTCATCTGAGGGTAGTGCCATTTTTAAATCTCCTAAGTAGTTAGGTAAAAGTTAAAAGAAAAAAGGGGCTATCTTTTTGAGATAACCCCTCGTTTTTACTACATTTTAGCGTTTTAAGCTAATCAAACAGAAGCCTTGCTGAACCAACCATAATCGCCTGAAGCCATTGCGACTGTTGGTGACAAGTAAGTACCAGCAGAACCAGTTGCAACAAAGGTTGATGCGTTTACTGAACAAGTAGCTGTTGAAGCTGTAATAGCCGCACCTGCTACTGCCCATACATAACGCAAACCATCGTTACCAAAAGTTTGCAGACCCAATGGGCCAGTAGTAGCAGGAGTGCCTTGAGCCGCTAATTCTGTTGCGGTTTGTGTATCTACAAGATCTACACCTGCGATGGGTAGGGTTGAATATGCCATGATAATTCCTTTTCTATAAGTTAAGTAGATTTAATAGATACGATTAAGTACCTGTCAAAATACCTTGCAATGAGCAGTTAGAAGTTGTCAAATTGCCAGCCCAACCATATAACTTCACGATTGCATCTTGGTTGATTGACTGACGCTCACCACCGATAGGAACGAAATTACGCTCTTTGTGTGGGCGGAAGAAAATGTAATTAGTATTCAAAAGATACATATACAATGCGTTCTCTTGAGCACCAATACCACCACCTAATACCACATCAGCAGACATACCACCACCGTAGAACTTCAATGATGCAAAGCCAGCCGCACCTTCTTCAACACCTGCAATACGCTGAATAGCTTGCAAAGAAGCCACATAGCGTTGATACAAAGTGTTACCAGCGATGATTAAATCAGTCTTATCAGTTCCACGAACGGATTTGATAGCGGCTGTAGTCATTGCGGCTTGAATCAAAGCGGATGAATCAGCACCAGTTGTTGCTTGGTTACGCCAAAAAGTAAAATTGGCACGGTTAATACCACCGTATGTACCAGTAGTAGGTGAAGTGCTAACAGCGGCCGCTAAACCTGTAATGTTTTTACCGCCATTACCTGTACCGTCACCATAGATGTCAGTAGAGATACGGTTTAACAAACGGGCTTCAGAAACTTGCATACGACCATCTAATAGGTCGATGATTGCTTCTTTGGAACTGTTTTGCAACATTTCTAGACCACTCATTGTCACAGAATCAGCATACTGAGTAATGCTGTACTGAGCCGCAGAGATAGGGCTATCAGGGGTGATGTTCAATACTTCGTAGCCACTATAAGAGTTAGCGTTGTTAGTATTTGGATCGTTGTACATGATTTCTTCCAAAATAACATTACCGCCTGAAAACGGGCGTACATTACCTTTAGAGTTCAATCGCTGTAAAACTGCGTTGTTTTCTGTTAAGTTGTCTGCCAATACTCCGCTACGACTTTGAATGGTGGTAGCGATAATATCGGTGATTGCTGAGTTAGCAAATGCCATGATATTTCCTTTATTTAGTTAAGTTAAACCCGACCACCCTCTGCATCGGCTAAATTAGCCATCAGCAAGGATCGTCTATCCTTTGCATCTCCCTTAGACACTTGACCGCTAGGAGTAACGGATCGTGGACTAACAGCAGTTGCTTTAGCTTTTGCTACTTGCTGTGCCTTAGACGCTTGGGTATTAGCTGATCTCAGGAGTTTATCCTGCTCTAGCTTGTACGCTTCGTCATTCATACGCACCGCTTTGGCATAAGCCGATTCTAAGTCTTGGGCTAAACCTCGCTCAAGTAATTGAGCCATATCTTCCCTTACCATATCAAAGTGCGGAAACCGCTCTTTGTTACTACTTACCCGACTGATTTCATTACTCAATCGAGCATTTTCTTCTTGCTCCCGAATCATTGACAGTTGTTGAACTTGTTGCTGGGTAGCTTGAAGTTGTTGCATTAACTGTTGCTGATACGGGTCTACATACGCCTGTTCAGGCATCTGAAGTGCATCTTGGTTTAATTGTATTCCATAATCTTGTGCAAGTCTATGTAGCATATGCACTTTTTGCTCAGCATTGCCATTAGCTAAAGTGTAGTGTGCTCTGCCCAAGTTATTGATCCAAGCAGACGGTGAAATACCATGCTTTTGAAGTTCAGGCATAAATGGCCCTATAGCATTGGTAAGTTCTCTTGCATTGTCAGCTTCCTTCTTGTAAACAGATACGCCATTTTTGTACTCAGATTCACGCTGGTTGGCGTATTCAGCAAACTTAGCAAATTCAGCCTTATCTAGCGGTTTGCCATCTGCCATCTTGTCCCATACTTCCCGATACTCTTTTTTCCAAGTAGTAGGTTGTTTTATTTCTTCTTCATTAGCATCACTAGCTTCATTAACCAATTCAGATTCTTGATTGGAATTGTCTTGGCTACTGGTTTCTTCGGCATTACTTTTGAAACGACCCTTTTCGTCACGGTTGTTTTCTTGGCTACTTTCGTTGCTTTCTTGGCTACTGGTTTGGATTGGATCGTCATTTACTTCTATCTCCTTTTCAATAGGTGCTTCTAAAGTGCCTTCTTCGGCTTGGTCTAGTGCGGCTTCTAGCATTTCTCTGCGGTCATCTGACATGGTTTACCCTATCTGTAGTTAAGTTTGGAATAAGTAATATCCGCAATTTGTTGCTTGCGTTCTTGCTGTTCTTTTCTTGAAAATTCATGCACTTTTTGCTGGGTTGG